ATTCAATCACTGTGGATGGGGCTGCTTATTCCGTCAGGGAGACCATGCTGCTTGACGATGGCAAGTTTGTTCAGCTTGGGATTCAGAAGACATGAGCACCATTTACGGCGGCAATGCAGATCGGCCGCAAAACATTCACACCTTTGCCACGATCAGCAACACTGCTGGTTCCTCTGCAGCTATTGAGGTTGATGGCACGGTGTTCACCACTTTCGAGAAGATCGCAGGTGGCCAGGTGACTTACCACATCCAAGGTTCAATGAATGGGACCGACTGGGCGAACATCGGGGAAGCCAAAACAAAAGACGCTGGCAACCATATCCACACGTATTGCGACTATGCGATCCGGTATTTGCGGCTTGATGTCACGAGTATCAGTAGCGGCCGTAGCATCACGATGACGGTCTGCTGCGACTCATGACAACCCGCCGCGAGTCGATTCTGGCCAGGATCCGCAGCAACCTGACTAACACCAGTGGTGTCGGCAGTCGGATCTACCGCAGCAGAGTGGAGCCTTTGGCTCGCGGTGAGTTGCCTGCGATCGTGGTTGAACCGATCAACGATGTCTGCCAGCAGCTAACCAGCACACCAACGCTTGACTGGACGCTGACGGTGCGTGTGGCGGTGATTGTGCGCGGCAGTATTCCAGATCAGGTTGCTGACCCGATTGTGGAAGACTTGCACGCCAAGATCATGGCCGATCTGACCTGCAATGGCTTTGCCTATGACGTGCAGCCGACTGGTGTGAGTTTTGATTTGCAGGAAGCAGACCAGCCATCTGGTGTGATCTCCTGCGACTTCGTGGTGAAGTATCGAACTCAGGTCGCTAATTTGGCCTTGAGTCCGTAGCAGCTACGATGATGGATGAATACAAAGGCCAGGGCGGAAGCTATCTGGTCGACAAAAAAACCGGCAAGCGAAAGCTCGTCGAGCGGACCCAGCCGGCACCTCACCCAACCCTAGAGGAAGCCACCAATGGCCTCAGTTCTGACACGCCGGCGCCTGATTCTGGCGAAGATTGAAAGCACCTACGGCACGGACCCGACGCCAACCGGCGCTAGCAACGCGATCTTGGTGCGCAACCTTGAGATCCAGCCGCTAGTTGCTGAAACGGTGAACCGTGATCTGGTGCGTCCTTACATGGGACAAGCCGATCAACTGCTGGCTCAGACGCGCGTCGAGATCAGTTTTGAGGTTGAGCTGGCTGGTTCCGGCGCTGCTGGCACTGCTCCTGCTTACGGTCCGATCCTGCGTAGCTGCGGTCTGAGTGAGACCATTTCGCCCAGCACCAGTGCCACCTATGCGCCCGAGAGCAGCGGCTTCGAGAGCGTGACCATCTACTACCACGAGGATGGGATTCGCCATAAGGTGACAGGCTGCCGTGGCACCTTCGAGATCAACGGCGAAGTTGGTCAGATCCCGGTGATCAGCTTCACCATGACGGGCATCTATAACGCCCCGACTGATGAAACGCTGCCGACTCCGACCTACGCCAACCAGGCGACCCCGCTGATCTTTAAGCAGGGCAACACCACCAACTTCACCGCGTTCTCCTACAGCGGCTGTCTGCAGTCCTACAACTTCAGCATCGCCAACGATGTGATCTACCGCGAGCTGGTGGGCTGCACCAAGGAGATCCTGATCACCAATCGCGCCCCCAGCGGCACAATCGTGATCGAAGCCCCGACCATTACGGCCAAGGACTTCTTCACGATTGCTACTGGTAGCAGCACTGGCAGCATCACCTTCCAGCACGGCACCACCGCCGGCAACATCTGCACAGTGACGACTGCACAGTCTGACCTGGGCAACCTGACCTACAGCGATCAGGACGGGATCCAAATGCTCAATATGCCCTTTATTGCGGTTCCAACCAGTTCGGGCAATGATGAGCTGTCGATCGTGTTCACCTGATCTTGGCCTTCGTTCTTAAACAGTCGGACACCTATTCGTGGCCGATTGCATTTGACATCCCCGTCGATGGTGGCCGTATGCAACGGCAGACCTTCGACGGGGAGTTTCGTCGGTTGAGCCAGTCGCGGATCACGGAGATCGGCCAGCAGATCAAAGGCGAGGAGATCACCGACGCTGATCTCGCTGCTGAGGTTCTGGTTGGCTGGTCTGGCGTGACCGATGACGATGGCAAGGATGTGCCTTTTAGCCAGAAGGCACTGGAGCAGTTGCTGGATGTACCGATGCTGGCGAGTGCCATCACGGTTGCTTACTTCGAGAGCCTGCAGGGGGCTAAGCGAAAAAACTGATTGAGGCCGCTGAGCATTGGGCGGGCGGTGGCGTCGTTGACGAAACCGCCGACGATGCCGCGGCCTTTGGCCTCCCGCTGCCGGAGTTGCCACAACCGCCAGATGAGGAGTTTGGCGTGTGGCCTGAGAACTGGCCAGTGGTGCAGATGTTCTTGCGTGTCCAGACACAGTGGCGTACCACGATGAGTGGAGTTATTGGGTTGGACTATGCAGCGGTGCGTTGGCTGTTTAAGCTGTATGACGTAGACGAACCCCGTGCGCTGCTGGAGGATCTTCAGGTGATGGAGGCGGCGGCGATGACGGTGATCAATAAGCAAGGGGCATAGTCATGGCGATGAATATGGACGCCATGCTGAAGATCACAGCCAGTGTGGCTGGTGAGAATAATATCCGGCGCCTTGGCAATTCCATGCAGGGATTGGAGGGCAAGATCAAGAATGCAAGCCTTGCAACGAATCTGCTCTACAGCGGCCTCAAAGGACTTGCTGCTGGATTGGTGACTGGTGGAGTTGTAGCTGTTGCCAAGAGTGCGATTGATCTAGCTGACAATATGCGCGACATGTCTCAGCGGACTGGTGTAGGCATCGAAACGCTGGGTCGATTTAAGGTCGCTGCAGATATGACTGGCACCAGCCTCGAAGGTGTAGCCAATGGCCTGAAGTTTCTCAACAAGAATTTGGTTGCTGCAGCTACTGGCGGTGAAGGTGCTGCGGCTGCGTTTAAGACCATTGGAGTCGCGACCACTGAGGCTGATGGCACGCTGCGGAAAGCCGACAAGGTGTTCTTGGATGTTGCCGATAAGTTCAAGGGTCTGCGCGATGGACCAGAAAAAGCTGCGTTGGCAATGAAGATATTTGGCAAGGCTGGAACCGATCTGATTCCGATCTTGAACCTTGGCAGTAAGGAGATTCAGCGCTTCGGCTTAGGTATTGGTCCTGATTTTGCCAATAAGGCCGATGCCTTTAATGATTCGCTGGCGTTGATGAAGGCGCAGACCACGGTTCTGACCGTGCAGATCGGTTCGGCATTGCTGCCTGTGCTGAGTGGCTTGGTGACTGCAATCGGGCAGACCGCTACATTCGTTGGCAACTTGGCCACTGAGTTTTATAAGGCGATCGGTGGTGCGGCTGGGTTGCAGCAGATTGCTGCGGGATTGATCAAGACCATGGTGGTGTTGGGCAGCGTAACTGCCGGTGTCTTTATCGCCACCAACGTGACCACTTTTGCCACTGCGCTTGGCGGAGTGCTCAAGGTGCTGCGGCCAATGGTGATTCTGCAGCGCACGCTGCTTGCGATTGAGACTGCCCGCGCTTCAGTGCTGGGTGTGATTGCTGCACTGCAGACACCTGGACCGGCTCAAACAAAAGCGATCGCCGCCGTTGCTGCCGGCACGTTGGGCACCTTCGCTTTGGTTGCTGGTGTCGGCAAGATGATCGATGACCTCACCAAGCGAATTAGCGACACGCTTGGAAAGGGGCTGCAGATGCCTAACATCCCAACTCCACCACCCGGCACAACTCCCGACATCAGCGGCCTGCGGACTGGAGACGATGGGAAGCAGAAAGCGAAGGACGAAGCGGCGCGTCGCAGAGAAGCGCTGCTTCGTTCGCAGGAAACCTTGAAGCAATCAAGAGCCGAGCTTGCTATTGCTCGTGAAACCAATCCGGTAAAGAAGGTTGCGTTGGAGTATGAGGAGAAGCGCCGCGCTCTAATTGCTGCATCAGATAAGGCTTATCGTGAAGCCTTAAGCGGTGAACAGCAGGCCAACATTCAACGGCAGCGTTCGATTGATTTGCGTCGATTGGAGATCGAAGGAATCAATGAAGGCACCAAAGCCTTCAAGGAGTTTTACGGCGCTGGTTTCGAAGCTGGCATGAGTGGCGAGCTGTTCTACATCTCGGTCGAGAAAACAACGAGCGCGATGGAGGACTTCAACGCTGGCATCAGTTCGTACATTGAAAGCATCGGCACGCTCGGCACCAACCTGAGCACTGTGACCCAGAGCGCTTTCAAGGGTTTGGAGGATGCAATCGTCAGCCTGACCACAACTGGAACATTCAACTTCCGGCAGTTTGCGCTATCAATCGTCGAAGAAACCACCCGGATGGTCACCCGTTTGATGGTGATTGCTCCGTTGATGCAAGCAATTCAAAGCCTGATCCCTGGAGCAGGGGGCGGCGATCTGCTTAAGACAGCAAGCAAACTGAGCGGCACTGTCGGGTTCTTCGCCAAGGGCGGCATCGTTAACAGCCCAACGATGTTCACCTACGCAAATGGCGGCACTGGTCGATTTGGCCTGATGGGCGAAGCCGGTCCCGAAGCGATCATGCCCCTGCGTCGCGGGCGTGACGGCCGGTTGGGTGTTGCGTCAAGTGGTGGTGCTCCTGTGAATGTCAACGTCCAAGTCGACGCCAGTGGTTCCAGTGTCCAAGGCAACCAGCCTGATGCCAACGCTCTGGGGCGTGTGGTTGGCGCTGCTGTGCAGGCAGAATTGATCAAGCAGAAACGTCCTGGAGGCTTGCTCAGCTGATGGCCACATTCACTTACACCCCTAGTTTTACTGCCACTGAGCAAAGCCAGCCTCGGATTAGGACTGTGCAATATAACGATGGCTATAGCCAGAGATTGCAATTTGGCTTGAATACTGACCCCAAAACTTGGCGTCTTACATTTCTAAATCGAACCGATACTGAACGGGAAAACATACTTGCATTCTTGGAAGCCCGCAATGGTGCCGAGTCATTTGACTGGACTCCTCCCCGCGGAACTGCTGGCAAGTATATTTGCGGTGAATGGAATCTGGATATGTTGAACTGCAATAACAATACGATAACGGCGACTTTTGTTGAGGTCTTTGAGCCATGACCTCAAGCGTCTTTGAGCACCTAATTAGCAGTTCGCCGTATGCGATTGTTGAACTGTTTGAGATCGAACTAAGCCAAACGATCCACGGCAGCGACGAAATCTACCGCTTCCACAATGGCGTCAATCAAAAGACCACCGCCGGCGATGTGATTTGGCGCGGCAACACTTACTACGCGCTACCGATTGAAGCTGACGGTTTTGAGTATGCCGGCAACGGCCAGCTGCCACGCCCCAAGATTCGCGTCGCCAACCTGCTGGGCAGCATTTCTACGGTGCTCGCCAGCGTCAATGAAATCACCTTCGGCAATGATCTAACTGGCGCAAAGGTGACGCGCATCCGCACGCTGAGCCGGTTCCTTGACGCTGAAAACTTCCCCGGCGACACCAACCCATACGGCACACCATCTGACACGGAGTTTCCGCGTGAGATCTATTTCGTGGATCGGAAGGTAACGGAAAACCGCGACCTCGTTGAGTTTGAACTGGCTGCCGCTTTTGACCTTGCTGGTGTGCGTGCCCCGAAACGTCAGTGCATCGCCAACCTGTGCCAGTGGGAATATCGCAGCGCAGAGTGCGGCTACACCGGTACCAACTACTTTGACGAAAACGACATCCCGCTGAACAGTGTTGCGGCGACTAACTTCTCAACCGCACCGGGCAACACGCTCAACAGTGGCGAGTCGATGGTGCTGGAGACCGAACGAGTTAGCAGTAATGGCTGGTTCCGCTTGCGCGTC